ACATCATCTAATGTACCGCGCAATAAAATCAGCATTACGTGGGTACATTAGATGATGTGGACTAACTACGACGAGGTAATTAGCACCCTGGTGTCACACGATTTTGTTGTGAGTTCGCTTTATGTTGGCAGTATGAAGCGCGTCAAGCGTGATGGACATGATCAAAAAGGCTGGTACGTGCTGCATGAAATTAGACTCGACGATGGTGGCACTGCATTAATCGGTTCGTTTGGCTACTTCAACGGCAGTGATCCATATAAAGAAAAGATTGCACCAGGCAAAGGCGTGGTGTTAAGCAAAGAACAACAAGCGGCCATTCGTGCGCAGCATGTGGAAGCGACAAAGAAAGCAGAGCAACAACGCCAGCACGATTCAGAAGTGGCAGCTCGCCAAGCAACAAATGCCTGGTCGAAGTATGTGCCAGAGGGTGAGTCTGATTATTTAAAACGCAAGGGCGTGTTGTCGTTTGGGTTGAGGTTTGCGCCAAGTGGTAATGGCACAGTAGCTATTCCAATGCAAGATGCAATGGGAAAAACGTGGGGCCTGCAGATCATACGCGGTAAGGATCGTGGTACCAAACTAGAAAAGCAATACTGGCCTAAAGGCTTAGACAAAAAATCACACTACTATTTAATAGGCGGCACTCCAAAAGGCGTATTGCTGGTTGGCGAGGGGTACGCAACTTGTGCAACCTTACATCAAGCAACTGGCTTGCCGGTTGCAGTGGCGTTTGATGCAGGTAATTTGCAACCAGTGGCAATTGCTTTGCACAAAAAATATCCGCGCGCAAAGATTTTAGTGTGCGCAGATGATGATTATTTGAGTGAGGGCAATCCTGGCGTTAAAGCAGCTGAGTCGGCAGCGATTGCGGTGGGGGGTGCGTGGGTAAAGCCTGACTTCTTTTTAGACCGTGAAGGCAAAAAGCTCACCGACTTCAATGATCTGGCAAACTTTGACAACTTTAGTGAAAGCACCGTTAGGGTGCAAATCGAGCAGAAACTTACCCAACTTGGTTGGGGTGACGCAAGCCAGCTTGCGGGCGCGCGACAACAGGGGGGCGGGGGAGTTAGCGCACCGACAGAAAATAAAGGCACACTTAAGCCTCTAATTGATGTGGACGAGGCAGTCGAGCGTTTTAGTTTAATCTATGGCGCAGGTGGCACGATGTATGACCATCAAGAAGCTGCGCTAATCCCAAAAAGTGACGTGCTCGATATATGTGTTGATCATGCCTGGCGCGAATGGAAGTTACACCCTATGCGCAGTGTGGTTCGATTAAGTGAAGTTGGCTTTGACCCAACAGAAAAAGACAACAACATTATTTGCAATCTATGGGGTGGTTGGCCCACAAAACCAAAACATGGCCAGTGCGATATTTTATTAAACTTGCTGCGCTATTTGTGTCAAGGTGAAGAAAAAGACCATGGCGAGCAGGTTTATCAGTGGGTGCTTAAGTGGTTAGCTTATCCAATACAGAATCATGGCGCAAAGATGCGCAGCGCATTAATCTTTCATGGCCCACAAGGGGCTGGTAAAAACTTATTTTTTGAGGCGTATGCTGCAATATTTGGGAAGTACTCGCGGATTGTTAGTCAAGCTGAAATTGATGACAAGTTTAACGATTGGGCCAGTGGCAAATTATTTATGATTGCCGATGAAGTGGTGGCAAGGCAAGAGTTATTCCACATAAAAAATAAACTCAAAGCGCTGATCACTGGCGAAACTATCCGCATCAATCCTAAAAATGTGGCCGCGCACGATGAGCGAAACCACGTCAATATTGTATTTTTATCTAATGAAAAGCAACCGTTAGTGCTTGAAAAAGATGACCGGCGATACATGGTTATCTGGACACCTGAGAAGCTTAGTAAAAATGTGTATGCAGATATTGCCGAAGAGATTGCTGCAGGCGGTATTGAAGCCTTGCATGATTATCTATTGCATTTGGATTTGGGCGATTTTAACCAATACACCGAACCTTTAATCACAGCCAGCAAGCAAGATTTAATCGACATCAATCTGGAATCTGGTGAGCGCTTTATATCTGATTGGCTTGGCGGTGATTTAGATCTGCCAGTTTGCCCATGCATGAGCGAGGATTTATACAAAGCTTACAACGAATGGTGCAAGCGCAATGGTGTGGTTAGGCCGCGAGAATTAAACCAATTTATAGGAAATATTGCAAAAACTAAAGGGTTTAAGCGCGAGCGTGCGCGCATGCATAAAGATTTTAACTACTCAAACGATTTAATTCAGCGCAATGTCATCTGCCCGCCAGAAAAATACTACTTAGAAAAACATTTATTAGAGCAATTTAAAAGTTCAACACATTGGTTTACTAGTTGCGTTTTAGATTTTAAAGAGAGTTTGCGGGGGAATAATGACCAAAATAACTAAATTGTGCAGGGGTGTGCAGGGGTTTGTGCAGGGGTTTGTGCAGGGCAAAACCCACGTGCCTATTGGTCTGTGCAGGGTGTGCAGGGCTAATGCGCGCACGTGTGCGCGTAACAGTTTAAATAATACTTCTATATATAGTGTGCACTCACGCGCACACGGGCAACACCCCTGCACACCCCTGCACACCCTGCACACGCCTTATTCTATGCGGGTTACAGGCGGGCGCACCCCTGCACAGACCCCTGCACACCCCTGCACACGTGTTATTTACTCATTATGACATCTGAAAAAACCATAAAAGAGTTTATTAAAGAGATGAAGGATGCCTTTGGTGATGGTATTGAATCGATGCAGGTGAGGGATCTGCAAGGCAACATTATTAAACAAACAAACAACTGGATGGATGAGGCGCAATTTATCAAAGCAGAAAAAATGTTATGGGCAAGAAAATGACAACGCTCAATCAATCACAATTTGCAAAGCATATTGGTGTGACTAAAGGTTATATCACTCAATTAAAGCAAGCAGGGCGCTTGGTAATGACTCAAACCGATCTGGTTGATGTAGAGGCCAGTCAATTGCGAATCAAAGATACAGAAGATGCTAATCGTGATGATGTTAAAGCAAGGCATGAAATTGCTAGAAATGGTAAAGATGGTAAAAAAACAGCTATCAAAGATGGTAATCATGTTTCATTCAGCGATGGCCGTGCTAAAGAGCAACACTTTAAAGCGCTGCAGGCAGAGCTTGAGTACAAAAAAAGTATAAGCGAGTTGGTAGCTGTACATGAAATGCAATTGGCGGTGGCTGATGTGATTACAACATTTAGGCAATCTCTTGAAAATATCCCGCATTTACTTGCACCAACACTTATTGGCAAAGATTTAGATTTTATACGCGCTAGTTTAAAAGCAGAAATGGGCAATGCTTTGCGCGAACTTGAAAAAAACTTTGATGAAAAAATGAAAGGCCGTGACTTAAATGCAATTGGCTGATGCATTTCTACTTACATTTAAAACAGTTAAAAACGCTGTTAAAGCTAAAGCTGCAATCACTGTTAGTGAATGGGCAGATGCAAACCGTATTTTATCTGGCGAAGGTAGTGCAGAAAAAGGGCGCTGGCAGACCGCGCGCACACCATACCTGCGCGAGATTATGGACAGCTTAAGTGAGAATTCACCAGATAAGCTAGTCGCTTTTATGAAGAGCTCACAAGTGGGCGGCACGGAATGTGGCAGTAATTGGATTGGTTACATCATGGATCATGCCAAAGGGCCAGCAGCCATCGTCATGCCGACCGAAAGAAGCTTAAACGATTGGGTATCTCAAAAGTTTGACCCGATGGCAAACGATACTCCTGCTGTTGCTGAAGTTTTAGCAAAAAAAAGCAATCGATCTGCAGACAATAATTCGCAACGCAAGAAATTTGCCGGCGGTATTTTGTATTTTAAAACTGCAGGTTCAACCGCAGAACTTAAATCAACTAGTTTGCGCTATGCAATGGCAGATGAGTTGGATGAGTGGGATTGGACTACAACGCAAGGTGATCCGCTTGGTTTATTAGAGGTGCGCTTAACAACTTTCTATGATCGCAAATTATTTGCGCCAAGCACACCAACCATGAAAGATGCCAGTCGCATTGAAGAGTTATTTGATAATGGCGACCAGCGCAGGTTTCAAGTGCCATGCCCGCATTGTGGTGAATATCAAGTGTTTAAGTGGGCTAATTTGCGCTGGACTAAAAACCTAGCTAATCCAAAGCGTTTAGATAGTGTTTCATATTACTGTGAGCATAACGGCTGCATTATAGAAGAGCATTCTAAAACCGACATGATGGCAAAAGGCAAATGGATTGCCGAAGCACCGCAGAATCCATACAAAAGCTATCACATCAACGCACTTTATTCACCGATTGGCTTAGGGCTTACATGGCTTGAGTTGGCTTACGAATGGATTGCTGCGCAAGATGATACCGCCAAGCTAATGCGCTTTATTAACACGCGCCTGGGCGAGACTTACGCAGATAGAAGCCACGATCTAAAACCAAATGCACTCATCGCGCGTGCAGAACCCTACCAATTGCGCACAATCCCCATTGGTTGCTTGGTCATTACTGCAGGAGTTGACGTGCAAGATAACCGTTTTGAAATTCAAATTACAGGCCACGGTCGCAATGATGCAACTTGGCTAATTGATTACCACGTGATCGACGGCAACCCTGGTGATGAGAAAATATGGGCTGCGCTTGTTTTATATCTGCAAAACGTAGAATTTACAAACCATTTTGGTAAAAAAATGGGGCTTGAAGCCACCGCAATCGATACAGGTGGGCATCACACGCACATGGTGTATGCGTTTGTGCGTGCAGCTGCATCAAACAAGCTAAAACGCGTGATTGCATGCAAGGGTGCAAGTACTTATGGCCGCGCAATACTTAGCAAGCCATCGATGCAAGATATTAACTGGAAAGGCCAAACGCTTAAAAAAGGCGTGGCACTTTATTTGGTCGGTTCTGATACCGCCAAGCATTTACTTTACAACCGATTAAACTCTGACGCAGACAAAGACCCAAGTGCGCGCAAGGTTCACTTTAGCACTGAGTTAGATCCGAGTTATTACGAAGGTTTAGTGTCAGAAACCTTTAACCCACAGAAAAACCGTTGGGAGTTAAAAAAAGGCAAACGGAATGAACCGCTAGACACGTGGATTTTAAGCGTAGCGGCTACCCATCACCCTGAGTTATATCTGCACAAGTGGAAAAAATCAGATTGGGATAGGCGCGCAGCCATGATAGAACCGCCAACGCAGGATGATAGCGAAGATGCACCAGTTGCACCATCAGTAATTGAAAAGAAACAGAAAACCCAACGCTTAAAGCGTAACCCTGGCTTTGTGAAAGGATGGAAATGAGCGCCTCAACATTAATGGTAAGAGATTTAGCAATCGCTGCGGCATCGCACCCCAAAATAGAAACGGCGGTCAATGCTGCGCTTAAAGAAACGTTGCCTAGCGTGATTGAGGAAATACTAAGCCAGCAATATGGTGGGCAAAAAATAGAATTTTATGTCGCAAAGCGTAGCGCGAGTTCACGGCGCGATCGTGATAACGCAATTCGCACAAAATTTAATGGCCGAAATATCAAAGCACTAAGCAATGAATTTAAATTAAGTATTTCGCAAATCACAAAAATTTGTAAATTTTAATAATCATTTTCACCCGTTAAAATAATTACAAAAAAAGCGCTTAATTTCGCGCATGACTACAATTACCGGAACCCCGCTGGCAATTACTGCAGGTGACACACTGACTTGGCAGATCATTTTGCCCGATTATCCTGCAGACGATGCATGGGTGCTTAATTACGCGCTTGTAAATACTGCTAACAAATACACTATTGTTGCAACCGCTGCGGGCGCAGAGCATTTAGTTAATGTAACGGCTACAACTAGCGCAACATATTCTGCAGGCGAATACCAATGGCAGGCTTATGTGACTAAAGCCGCGCAGCGCATTACCGTTGGCATTGGTAGCATTAAGATTTTGCCAAATCTAGCTGGTGCGGTAACTGGTTTTGATACTAGAAGTCACGTCAAAAAAACATTAGATGCAATTGAAAACTGGCTAGAAAACAAAAACCCTGCGGTTTCTGAATACGAAATTGCTGGCCGCCGCATGCGATACATTCCTATTGCCGAACTATTAAAACTGCGTGATCGATATAAAAACGAATTACGCGCAGAAGAGGCCGCTAAAAGTAGCGGTTTAAAAGGCAGAAATAAACTGCAAGTGAGGCTTTAATGGCAAGTGAACAAAAAGATTGGTATAACAAAGACCGCGTGGCTATTAAAGGCTCGGTGGTTTTAAACAATTGGATTAAAACCGCATCACCAACCGCATTGCGTAAACTCGCGCACTCAAAAGCACCGTTTGAAAAAACAAACAAACGCGAGCTTGCGGCTGCAAGGTTAGATCGCTTAACTGCCAGCTGGACTACTTCAAACGTCAGCATGAATGCTGATCTATATCGTAACCTTGACACTACACGCGCGCGCGCGAATGATCTAGCGCGTAACAATCCTTATGCCAAACGCTATTTGGCAATGGTAGTTGCAAATGTTGTGGGCGGTGATGGTGTGCGTTTGCAAAGCCGTATTTATGATGCACCTGAGCAACCAGACACCATTGCTAATTCAGCCGTAGAAGAAGCATTTGCCAATTGGGGTAAAAAAGGCGTGTGCGATGTCACAGGCCGTTTAAGCTGGCGTGATATAGAAGCGCAAGTCACAGAAAACGTGGCCCGTGATGGTGAAGCAATTATTCGGAAGATACGTGGCAGAACTGCTAATAATCCGTTTGGCTTTGCATTGCAGATTTTAGATATTAACCGACTTGATACAAGTTTAATGCGCGCACCAGAGCAAGGGCGTGGTCGCATTATCATGGGTGTTGAAGTTAATGACTTTTTTAGACCAACGTATTATTGGTTAAAAGAAAAAAACCCTGCTGAAATGTACATGACAGGGGTAAGCAATACCACATTGCACTTGCGCATTCCTGCTCATGAAATCATCCATATATTTAAACAAGAATATCCCGAACAAGTGCGCGGACTGCCTTGGATGCACGCGGGTATGACTTTGTTAAACCACTTAGGCGCTTATCAAGAAGCAGCCGTGATTGCTGCGCGAGTCGGTGCGGCTAAAATGGGTTTTTTTACAACGCCCGATGGCGACCCTGCACCATTGCAAGATGGTACAAGTGATGGTTATGAGGATAACATACCTTACACCGAGGCCGACCCTGGCACGTTTGGCGTGCTTCCAGAAGGCGTGAGCTTTGAGTCTTTTAACCCTGATTATCCGCACCAAATGTTTGGCGAGTTTATTAAAGCCTGTTTGCGTGGTGTGGCATCGAGTTGGAATGTCGCATACCACAGTTTAGCTAACGATTTAGAGGGTGTTAATTTCAGCAGTATCAGAAGCGGTACTTTAGAAGAGCGCGACCAGTGGATGAGCGTACAACAATGGCTAATTGATTCGTTTCATGAGCAGGTTTATACCGAGTGGCTACAAAGCGCTTTGGCATTTGGTCAAGTATTACTTACTAACGGCAATGCATTGCCATTATCAAATTATGAGAAGTTTTCTAAACACACATGGCAGGCTAGACGTTGGCAGTGGGTAGATCCATACAAAGACATGCAAACTGCAGTGCTTGCAATTCATCAACGCTTAAAATCGCCACAACAGGTTTGTGCAGAACTTGGCATGGATTACGAAGATGTGCTGGTGCAATGTAAATCTGCCGAAGATTTAGCCGCTAAGTTTGGCTTGCAACCATTAAAGCCTGCAAACCCTGACAACACAACCGCAGAATTAGATACTAATATTTAGGAGTTATCATGACAACCACAGTCACCCTTACACAAGCCATTTTTATTGGAGGTGTTCGCAAAAATGCAGGAACAACCATTACTGTTGATGACGCTTTTGCAGGCGCGCTAATTAGTGAAAATAAAGCCGCACGACCAGAAGATTTTGGCAAGGATTTTAAACAAGATGCGCAGATGATTGTTGATAATAATAACAATTTAACTGGCTTGGTAAACCCAAAAACGGGTGGTTTAATTTACTCTTTACTGCAAAATCAAAGAAATGAAAATATAGCAAACTTTAATAAAGGAGTAATGATAGTAGCACCACCTTGGACAGCAAATCAAACAGTAGCATCTGGTGATGTAAGACGCTTGTCCAATGGTAAACATATTGTATGTGTCACAGGTGGTGCTTGTGCAGCAACAGAACCTAGGTTAAATGGAGTGTCATCCATTACAGGTGATGTTAGTGGCACAACCTTACTAACAGTTACAGCTGTGCAGGGTGGCCCTATTGGCGTTGGTACAGAACTAACATCTGGTGGCACAACAGCCGGCACACGTATATCAGCTTTAGGAACAGGTGCAGGTGGCGCAGGTACTTATACTTTAACAGGTAACTCGGTAGCAACTTCTGCCTCAGTGGCTCGTGGTGCAGTCACTAATCCACCAGGCCGTTTAATTACAGACAATGCAGCTACATGGTATGAGGATTTTAATGTTAAAGCCACATCTGACCCTGATGCGCCTGTAGTCACTTGGGTACAAGGCGCAAGTGCTGCAGTTGTAAGAACTGGTCTGGGTATGACAGCAAATAACTTAACTGCTGGTAGTTATGCACTTGGCGAAACTGCAAGATTCTTAACTCCTAAATGTGGCGTTGCAACTATACACCCATCGTTTGTGGCAACAGGTTTTGATTATAGAAAAACAAGTGGTATAAACGTAAACTACGATACAACAGCTGCAGCCTATGGATACCCAGTTGGTATGCAAAAATCCACTGCCTTTGAGTTTGAATCAATTATTACTGATACAGCCTTTGGTTTAGAATTGGGTAACGGTGCAGGGCTTAACTATCAGGTTACTATAGATGGCAGACCAGTTGAGGGATTTCCTACTCGCACCTCTGCGACTAATGGCAATATACTTTTGTATGACTTCAAAGGTAAATATAAACGTAGGAAAGTTTTACACAGAGCGCCAACGGCAACCTCTGCGGTAGAGTCTCGCATTTCAGTCATTAATCTTACAGCTTTAGGTACGGTTGAAAATGGAGAAAAATCAAATGATACTTTACTTATGATTGGTGATTCTCAACTTGAATCTATAGGCATCCCAACATTAACTAATGGTCAAGGTATCTTTCATAGTTTAGGCTTAATCGTTAAAAATGGACTAGGATTTGATGGATGTGTGGCGGCTGCGGCAGGAGGTAGCGGTTACTTAGCAACAAATGGTAATTTCACAGCACGTCAAATGATAGAAGATCCAACCAATCAAAACTTGTTTTCATCATACAATGTAAATCATATTATGATATGTCATGGATTTAATGATGGAGCGCAAATCCCTTCAGCAGTAGCAGCGGAAGCTATACTTGCATGGCAAGCAACTCGTAGGTTATTTCCGACAAAAAATATAACAGTATGTTCACCCTGGTTTACAGATGCAGCAGGTAACATTGCTGTAGCGGCTGCCATTAAAGAAGCATTTAATACTTGGGGTGATAGTAACTCAAGATATTTAGACTTTAATGGTATTGCAGGCAACAAGTCTTTAATATTTGGTGCGCAAGCGGCAAACATTGGCACACTTGTTTATTCAACTGCAAACGGTAGTCGTGCTTTAGCAGTTGGTACTGATGGCACACACTTTAGTCTTGCAGGTGTGCGAATAGTTTCTGACTTTATGATTTCAGAAACTAAACGTTTATGGAATAACCAGTATTAAATTGAATTAAATTAAATAAAAACCCGCTTTGGCGGGTTTTTTAATGCCAAAAATTTAATCATTTTCACCCGTTAAAATGATCAAATTAAAAGCGCAATATGCACACATGAATATTTTAGACAAAGCATTGCCTTTTAAAGTTGGCGAAAAACTAGACCGCGCTTTTGCGGTTCAGCGCGAGACCATCAATGTCGAAGCACGCACCATAGAGCTTGCATTCTCATCTGAGTCACCATACGAGCGTTGGTGGGGCATTGAGATTCTTGACCATAGCGCAACTAGCATCGATTTAAGCCGCATGAATACACACGCAAACCTGCTATGCGATCACGACATTCGTGACGTGATTGGCGTGGTTGAATCTGTG